CAGTTGTTCCGTCATTTGAAATAAACGTATTTCCTTTTTGATCTTTTATGATCATTGTTGAATCATAAAACATTGTTTCTTCTATTAGTGTTAGCGGACCATTTAAATCAAAATTACTAGTTGAAGAATACGAAGCAGAATCACCTGTATTTGCAATATAAGGAACAATGATGCTTCCTTCTGGGAAGGCTATACCCGTAGATCCTGTTGGGGATGAAACTAATGTTAAATCTATTTTATTAGTATTTTCTGTTATAAAGATATTGACATTTGTTGCAAGTAAATTAAATGGATTTATTGTGTTGTTAGAAACTAAAAATAACCAAAATGAGTTTATATCATTATATACAGAATAAGAGGCTTCCAACAAAGTAGTCTTTGAGTCTATTTGAATAGTCGATATGTTTAATGATAAATCAGAAAAATCCAAATAAGTAAAAAAATCTGATATTTCAAAATCACCTATTGTTGAAGTAAAATTTTTCTTTGGTAAATTTTCAAAGTATTTCATGATTATTGGCTCGCACCAAAATAGTATGTTGAGATTTCAGACTTAGACCACACGGCGTTTGCCTCGGGAACATAAGTTCCTGTTTCAAATTCAGTAAACACTAAAGACAACAGTGTTACAGATGATGCACCGTTTGGAAGATATCTTATTATTGGATCCGCATCATCATTTTTCTTGACAGACACGGTGTTTAAAACACAAACTAAAGGTTCGCCTAACCAATTTGCTGTTAGATTTGATTCCCCACCTAGTGCAACCCCGTTACCTTTTGTAACGGCTAATGCCCATAATTTTTGGGGATAAGATCTTTCGGGAAGACCAGATGCAACCGCAGGATAAGAACATTTTCTAAATGTTCCAACAATTTGTTCTACTTGAATAGATTCTTCTGCACTTTTAGGAACCATTACATATTGAAAAGAATATTGTTTTCTTCCTTCGGATATCATTGTCATTTCAGCAATATTACTAAATCTACGATATGTTGTACTAGCAAACATTCTTTCATAAAAAAACATGGCTGGTTGTAAAATTCTAGACAACATATTAACTGCACCAGTTTCATTCAATCCACCACTGTTAGCTAATCCAGCCCTAGAAAGAACCGGCCCGACAGGATTATTGTTGCTTTCTCCAAAGTTGTGAAGAATCTGGTAACCGGGTTCTTTTGGCATTGGAAGTTGAATTGCAAATTCAGCCCTGTTTATAACACCTGGTCTTGTTCTTTCATTGTTTTTTAATGAATATGGAGCAGTAAAAAAGTTCAACCAAAGAGGTTGTTCTGCAGCGTAAACTCCAAATGGATATTGAAAATAAGAAGGCATTCCTGATAATATTTAGATAAATTTACCTAAATAATTTTATGGCATACAAAACCAAGTATATACCTCAAAATCCGGAAAAATACATTGGTGACGTATCAAATATTGTATGTAGATCTTTATGGGAAAGAAATATATGTAAATTTTGTGATATAAATGAAAGTATCATAAAATGGTCTTCTGAAGAAATTGTTATACCATATTTAAGTCCTATTGATAAAAAACAACATAACTACTATCCTGATTTTTTAATTCAATTTAAAAATCAGGAAGGATTAAAAACTTGGATGGTTGAAGTAAAACCAAAAAAACAAACCATACTAAAAGAAAATGCGTCAAAACAAGAAAAAATGATATGGATAATAAACAACGCAAAATGGGAAGCTGCAAAACGATTTTGCGATAAAAATAAAATGGAATTTAAAGTAATAACAGAGAAGGAAATTTTTGCTTCATGAGTATGGGAATTAATTCAATCATAGGAATAAAAGAGTATTTTGATAGACATAATGGTCTTCAGAGATCTAACCGATATTCTGTTACCTTTCCATCTTTACCACAACAATTAGAACTACCTGCAGTAAACCCTGAAGACTTTCAAACATTGGCTGTATCTATGGGTGCAAGGGCGATTGATGCTATAGCTGATAATTTGGCTGGATATGGGCCGGGTAGATTGGTTCCTAGATATCAAAAATTTGGTGGTGGTGTACTATTAAGTTTTGCTGTTACCAATGATAATTTTATTATAGATTTCTTTAATAAATGGTTTAATGGAATATATTCAGGTGGTAGAGTAAGTGGTTTTAATAAACCATTTCAACTAAATTATTACAATGATATAATCTATGGAACTAAAATGAATGTTAATCTTTTAGATCCTAACGGTGGAATAAACAAAACATTTACTTTTTATGAAGTCTATCCATTAGAAAATATACCAATGGAATTAAATATGGTAAGACCTAACGAGTATTTGATATATCAAGTTTTAATGAATTTTAGAGAATTTACAATTGCATAAAGGTTAATTATGAGTATTATTGAAAGTTTAAATTTATCTATTCCTCAATATGAGACAACATTACCATTTTCAAAACAAACGGTGCAGTTTACTCCATTTCGTGTAAAAGATGCTAAAGCACTCACAATTATTCTTCAAGAGAATAATAAATCTCTAGCATTAAAAAATATGATAGAGATACTTAAACAATATACAAAAAATGTAGATATTGATGAATTGTGTTTAGCGGATGCAGAATATCTTTTCCTTCAAATAAGATCAAAAAGTGTTGATGAAATACTAAATCTTTTGTATAAAGATAAAAAAATTCAAGTAAACATAAATGATATAAAATGGAAAAATGAAGAATTAGAGGAAGAAATAAAAATAGGAATTGATCTATCCTTATTTTTATCAACACCAAAAATTAAACATTTAATTAGATTGCCCTCTTTGGAAAAAGAAGACATTATCAGATCTTGCATACAAAAAGTAATTTTTAAAAACGAAATCTATAAAGTTAATAAATTTGTCACAGATGAAATAAAACAAATAATAGAAAATCTTCCTCTTTCAGTTTTACCAAAAATAGAAACATTCTTAAACAAAGAACCTCAGTTATATCTTGAAATAACTTTAGATGATGAAAAGAAGGAGGTAAGTGGTATTTTAAATTTTTTTACCTATCGGTAAAGTTTTTTGATCTAAGAGATTATTATATCTCAAACTTTACCTTAATTAATAATTTTTCTTGGAATCTTTACGATATAGAAAATATGTATTGTTGGGAAAGAGATGTTTATACAAAACTGTTAGTGGAGTATCAAGAAAGAAAAAAAGAATCTCAAATGAACACAATTAACGGAATGAATTATCAACAACTATGAACGAAGAAAATAATACATTTTCTGTGGATATACAAGCAGAAGCAAGAGCAATTTCTTCTGGTATCATAATAGATGACAACACACCATCAGAAATTATAAATGTCGTAAAAGATATTCCTTTACCAGAGAGAATAAGTTACACACCTACTGAGGTACAATTAGAAAATGAAGTAAAACCTCAAATGGCTTCTGTTTCTAATTTAGGATTGCAATCTAAGATGGACATTGATGACATTGCCATGAAAACAGCAATGTTAAATCAACAAGTAAAAGAAGTTAAAGATGGTTTTTCTGAAATGTATTCAGAAATGAAGGGTGGAGACTGGTTATCAAATAGAAATAAAGATGAATTTGAAGAGAGACCTCTAATAGATCCCAAAAATTTATTATTTGAATTTAGAAGAGACGATAGCAGCAGGTTTCCACCATATTGTTGAAATAAAAAAAGCCCCCTTTCGGGGGCTTTTCTCAATCCTTCTCCATCTCGGAGAAGTATTGTAGAGGATCTTTCTCCTCAACATCTTCCACAACTGAAGATTCCTCTACATCGTCTTCGATGCTCTTGGACTCAGTAAACTGAGCGCGAATATCGTCACCGACAGACTTCTTGAAGCGAGCCTCTAGTTCATCATAACTCTTGAACTGACTCTTATCAATAAACGGCTTGAGTGGATATTGCTTCTTCCACAGTTCCTCAAGCTTCTTATCATCACCACCAAATAGTGGTGCTGGGGTTGCAAACTCGCTGCGATCATAGTTTACATACCCACCCACATTACGGATCTTAATCTTAAAATCCGCTCCTGTCCAGAAGTTAAACGGATCAACAGCCACCTCATCCTGATACTCTGGATGTGCTAGGCTTTGAATCTTCTGGAAGATCTTTGTTCCATACTGATAGAGGAATACCTTCCCCTTGTTTTCTGGATTGGCAGGATCTTCAATGACAAGAATGTTAGAAATGTAAGTCAACTTACGCTTACGGTTTCTAGCGACGTTCTTATCATCTTCAACACCACTGTTCCACAGATCAGTATTGGCTGCGCACACCGGGCACTTTTGACCCAACGTAGTGGGGCAGTTTTCGTAGAACCATCCACCCTTTCCCTTGAAAGCATGGCTGTACAAAGAAACGAAAGGAGTATCTTCACCTTCGATTTCTGGAAGAAATCGAATAACAGCATAACCATTCCCGGCCTTGTCAATACCGGGCTTCCAAATCCTTTCATCCTTGTAACTATCCTTCGAAGAAAGCTTTTCAAGCTTCTCCGAAAGAGATGCGACCGAATTCTTACTCTTCTTTTTAAAATCTGAAAAATTTCCCATATCTTTTCTTTCCCCGAGGATCTACCTCGGCCTTAATGACTGATGAATAATACACTAAAACTCCAGATCAGTCAACTGGAAGTTTTTTAGTTTTTGATTTTTTTAGTAAATGTAAATTTTTTGCTTCTTGTTCAATTTTTTCAACAAGAGGTTTAGTTAAAAGTTTACCAGATGCAGATGGATCTAACCCAAGTTCTTCCGAAAGTTCTAGAACACAATCCATAAAAGATAGGTTTGTGGTTAATGCTCTTTCTAAAACTTTACTAGAAAACTTTTCTTTTGCTGCATCATCAATATACATGTCGTAAATATATATCCATGCCTTAAAAAAGCAATAAATAAATTCATCTAAATATTCTAGACCCAAAGACCATTTAAGGAACAAATATGCCAACGGATAATGATCCAAATGTACAGATAGAATCAGGTGGAATTACATTCAATGTAGCAACTGAAGCCATAAATTTTTATGGGGCAACTGCTCATTTCCAATATATGAAGGTTGCCTATGGGCCTACCGGCTCAGTTTCTTTGGTTTCATCTTCTAATGGTCTTCCAGTAAATGTAATTGCTGGTGGTATCACAGCCAATTTAGTTGGTTTCTGTGGCGCAATTCAAGGTATTCCTGGTGGTACACCTGTAGTTGTTAGTGGAACTGTTTATGCACAGGGAGTAACCTCAGCACCAGTATTTGTCAGAACTTTTACTGGTTCACAAGTAGAAGTAACTGGCGGAAGAAGTTTATCAAAATCTACAGATAATATTTCTGTTTTTGGGCCGGGTGGTGTTACATGGGTTTATACAAATTTAGTAAATTCTTCTGGAACTGAGATAGGCAATTCAGGAAACCCTTTATTTGTTAATATTGCTGGGGCCACAATCAATGCCGTTGTAAATGCAACGGTTGGTGTAACAAACGATTCCGCTTCAAGTGCTCTAAGAATTCAAGGCTTAAGTGGTGGAACAAGTGTTCCAGTCACGGTCGGGAACACTGTAACAGTAAATGACACTGCAATTCTTTCAGCATTGAGTGGAATTTCAAATTCTTTGGGAACTCTTAATACCAATTTAAGCACTCTTGGAATATCTGTTCCTACAAGTTTCAAAAACGGTAGAACTTCATCTACATTCCCAACAGTTCAACAACTAGATTCTTCAGGGTTTACAATACAAAATTTTGTAAAAATCAAAGCACTATCGACCAATACAGACTTCATCTATATTGGCAATACTGGGTCCTTCGTAGGTTCGTCAGTAGGATACGCTTTAGATCCAGGTGATGAGGCTGAATTGAAGATCACAAATACAAATAAAGTATATGTTGTTTCCGCAAGTGGTACACAGGTAGTAACATACTTGGCTTCATGAAATGCCATCACCAATCCTCAATAATGTTAGATCATATAAAAATTACGGTTTCCTAATCTATGGAAACACATATGATCCTATTTTTACAAAAGGATTTTTAAATTCTTCTCCAAACATTTCTATACAAGGATCGTGCTGTTTCATCGACTATTCGCATGTATTTGATACCTCAGATAGAACTTATCTGAAAAGAATATTTGGTTCATTGACTGCTGGAAATACTTTTAGTTTGAATGCAACAAAATATTATGATCCAGCAATAGATTATACAATTACATTAAATGGAATTTGTGTATTTAATAATACTTTGAATGATAACAAGATTATTGTTGGAAGTATCTTATCTGGTTTAACAGCTAGTTCAACTTATAATTTTTATAATAAAGATAACTTTGTTTCTTCCGTTCAATATTCTTTTAATACTTTAGGTTCAACTTCAAATAATATTATTTTGAATACTTTACCAAATACATCTACAACCACATTTAAGAAAATGGGTATTTTAGGAAGCAATTTGGGGTTTCAAGAATATGTTGAAATAGAAGGTGGTACTGGAAATAATTTTGGAAAAATTTTAATTGCTGGCACTGCAACATTGAAAGACCACCAAGAGGTGATTTACTCAGGTGTGACTTTAGATAATCAAAATCTTTCTTTATCACCAACACAACTTACGCATTATATTCGTGGAAAATCTGATGTTGATGAAATACAACAACCTCAAAATATTTTGGGTATTTACAGAATTCACGACCAATCAAATCATGTAGTTGATTGTTTTGAAAATCAAAACTACTATCAGACTTTTTTGAGAAAACAAGCTTTAGGTTCAACACAAGAAGGTTATTGGGTTGCTTGTGAGACTTGTCCAAAAGACATTTATAGCGAAGATTTATCTTCAACAAATCAACCAAGTAATCTTTTGTTTGATAATAATGTCTTTTTGTATATTGCACAAACTATACAATTAAATCAAAATCTGACAACACAATCAGTTGTGTACAGTGTATTAACTCAAAGATCATTAACAGGAAGTCCACAGTCTGCTTCAAGATTATCATTTAGTATCTTAACAGGTTTAAAGATTGACTTGAGCCATGCATCTTTACAGGGCTGGGAATTTGAAATATATATTGACCCAACTTATACAACAAAACTTGGAAAAAATTACTACGTTTCTGGAAAACCAGGTTTTGATCAATCTTATGTTCTTATTGTAAATTCTATTGATGTACCAAGAACACTATATTGTAGATTTGTTGGACCACAGATATTGAATATGGTATTCAATATATAAAAACCCCGATTGCTCGGGGTTTTATTTGTTAAAATGTAAAGTTTTTTTAACGACTTCGATTGCGCGTCACTCTGTAGTAAGAGCGACCGTTTCGAATTTCACGAACTACAGTATAGTTCATGTCAAACCGATTAAACGCCTCACGAAGATCGTGCATTGTTGCACGCATGTTCTGAACACGGAAACGCTTCCGAGCCTCGCCGGCAGTCAGAGGCGAACCAGAACGCATAAAATCAAACACTCTCTGAATCTTCGTCGGACGGTCAACTGTAGTAATTTCCATAAAAACTTTCCTTTCTTAAGAAGTTATCAAACTATATACCTTAATCCTTGACTGTCAAGTAATTCGCTAAATAATATGGACTGAGGAGATCCTATGCAGGCAAGGAACCATCAGTTTGTCAGACATGTGAAAAATCATCTGGCAGAGTATGGAATGCGTCTTGTAATAGGGCGTGGAAGGTCATTAAATTGTGGTGGTTATCGGTGTGAGGGATATTTTAATGACAAAGAAAAAGTTATAAAAATTGCAAAATTGGCAACAAATTTTTTAGAAACTTTAGTTCACGAATATTCTCATTTTTTGCAATTCATAAACAAATCTAAAATTTTTCAAAAATCAGATAAAGCAATTTTGATGGTTGATGATTGGTTTGCTGGAAAAGAATTTCCAGAAGAACAACTCAGAAGATCTTTTTTTATTATTCGTGCCATGGAAAGAGATTGTGAAAAGCGGGCTGTCAAATTGATTAAAAAATTTAATCTTCAAATAGATACTAAGATGTATGCTAAAAGAGCAAACTGCTACATCTACAGTCACTTCTTAATGGAAAAAACCCGTAAGTTCTATGCTTACAAGAAAAGCCCATACAGAAGTCCAGTAGTTCTTAAAATAATGCCATCATCAATGGCAGTTTTAAGTCATAAAAGTATTCCACCAAAAATTTATTCTATGTTGGAATCTTTTACAATCTGAGACTTTAAATATTTTGATACAAAATTTACAAATGGTTGATCCCCATAGGGCCACCTATCATCTTTATCCATGAATTCATAGTGTACCAATGCCTCTAGGTGTTCTTCAAGCATTTTTAGAGTAGTATCATCTATTGCCCAACGCGTCGTGTCCTCGTCGTTTATAGAAACCGCAGTGGGTGCATTATGTTCCGCAACAGCAAGGTCAGAAATTTTTGCAATGTTTCCAAGAATTTCTAGTGACTTGGCACATTGATAAAAAAGATCCCGCTTTACGGGATCTTCTTCTTTGCGGGCTAGGGTTCGTACTTCGTAAACTAACTCCGGGATTTTCATGGTTGTCTCCTTACGACAGTGTGAGGAGATACTTGGTCTTTTGTACCAACGCAAGCATCTCATCTCTAATATTTAACAATGAGGAATGATTGGCTTCTTTTGGTAATTCTTGATTTAAAAAGTCTTCAAATGAATTTAAAACTGAATTAATTGAAATTCTTTTTGGGCCATTTAGTCGCAAATCTGTTATTTCATTTATTTCATCTTTACCCATGATTCCCATATACACTTCGGCAAATTGATCAATAAGAGGATCCAAACCTTCATATAATCCACCAATAGCTTGATGTTGAGCATATGATTTTGTATCCCAGTGATGTAGTTTGATTTCATTTTGAAAGTTCATTAATACTTTTATGCATGTCATAGTATATTATTTATCTTTTTCAAAGAGACTTTTTACAGAAGATGCAATTCCAGCTACAGAATCAACAACATCTTTTGTATTAAAACCATCACCCTTTTCTGGACCAAATTTGTTTAATGGACAAGAAATCGTTGGAATGTAAAGTTTTTTAGACAAAGCCGCTCTTGGTGTAATTCCACAAGTACAAGAAGTACACCAACCGATTGGTTCTGTTTCTAGATGTGGATTCTTTCTTCTTTCACATCCCATACAATGATTTTTTCTTTTTTCAAATATTTCTTCTGTTACTTTTCCCTGAATCATTTGTGATGCTTCGGCTTTAACATAAGATTTAATATTTTCAGAATTTATATTTGGTTTATATAT